GATACGTACCGAAGGCAGATTACCAACAGCACCGGCAAACAACTCAGTAAAACCGAGAGACTGTGAAGCAACAATAGCAGTACGCTGATTGGCTGTTTCATAGTCAGTTTCGATTGAAACACCTTTCAGACGAGGCACAACATAGTTGTTAACGTTAACTGCAACAGCAGCTGTTTTGTTAACACCACGCTCGAAAGCATCACTGACAACTACCGGAGAACCATAAACAGCGCCTACAGAACCCACAACCTTAGCAGCCAAATCACTACCAACTTCACTGATATCTTGAAAGCCAGGATCATTGATCAAGTTGTAGTACTCAACTGTGTTAACGATGTAAGCAACATCAGCAGGGTTAATACCATACTTGCCCATCTCACCACGTGCTTTCATAAGTTTCTCAGCCGTCAATGCAATACTAGTACTGATTACCATACCAGTAGCAGGTACACTAACTGAGTTAGCGGCCATCATACTTGTTCCGTCAGTTCCAGAGCCAACTAGGCCAGGGATAGCGGTAGTACCTTTAGTGAAGGCGCTATCAATTGCACGAGCGTGAGCACGGGCCAAAGCAGACAAGATCATTGGAAGGATTGTAACTACTACCTGCTCATCGGTATCATTAGCAATGAAAGTACCAGAGATCAAACGCTTAGCAAGAGCAGTAACTTCACGAAGCTGAAACTCATTAGCTACACTTCCCGCTGCTTCTGTAAGGATACCATCACCAATTCCGCCAGCGCCGAAAGTAGCAAGGTTAGTGTCATCCATCAAAGGAAGAACTGTAGCGCCAGAATTGACTTGCAATTCACGGAACAGGCCAGCAACTTTCTGTTGCAGACGTACTTCTTCTTCAAAAGTATTAGAAACAATAGTATCTAAAGTTCCTGCATTATCCTCGAACTGAACACCAAGTTTTTGCAGAAGGTCTTGACCGAACTGAGTTCCGTTCATTCCTTTCTTAGTAATTTTACCAAGAACAGAAGCCATAAGGAATTCCTTACCAAACTTAGTAAGATCTTGCTCACGTCCTGAGAAGGACTTCTTGCTGTTTTGCATAGCAGTAATTTCAGTAGACTTCTCTTCGAGGTCTGCTTTGTGCTCTGCTAAGATTTTAGCGATGTCAGCGTCTTTTGCGCTAATTTTTGCTTCCATGTCTGACATGAGAGCTTCTACGCCTGACTGAATACCAGTCTTAACGCGAATGTTTTGTGCTTCAAGAACAGAAGCCTCTTTTTCAGCTTCGGCTTTCTCAGCTGCTTTTTGCTCGGCTTGCTTCATTGCGATTTTTGCAGCTGTATCTTCAGCTACCTTCTTTGCAAAAGCTTCCAAGTCGATGTTTTGGTTATCCATTTTGATCTCCTGATTTGTGGAGGGTTGCTCCACGCTTTTCGGTGTGTTATCCCTAGCTACATTTGAAGTATTAACTTCGTCCTTAGCCAGAGACTGACCGGCTAGATCTACACGATTAGTGAAAGTTTTTTTGAAGGCTTCGTACTCATCAACTGAGTCAAAAGACTTCGCGAGCGAAAAAGTAGCTTCTTGATTACAGGGTACGGAAACAACCGAAACCTCAAACAACTCAGCGTCCTTAATCATTAGTCCATCGGTTTCTTTAATGTAATCAGCATCCTTGACTCTGAAACCAACAGAAAAGGCTCCAAGAACACCGTCTTTAACAAGCTCAGCTACGTTGCCAGGGGCACTTTTACTGATTTTGCATTCCAACTCTAGACCATTGGGACCAGCTTTCATCCCCGTAGCGCGACCAATAGGTCTATTATAGTCATGATTAAATAGAATAATTGGGTTTTTTTCGAAATTTTTCAAGCCACCTTTCTGCCAAGCTTCTGCTGATATTGTATCACCTGCGCGATCAAAATCAGCGGTGCTCGCCATTCCACGAATCACAACAGACCCGTCGTCGGCCTGCTCAGATTTAAACGTGGAAGTAAGACTAAAAATTTTATCCATCTTTCTTCTCCACTTTAACTTTAGCAGGTTTAGTCGCTGCAGGCTTATTAGCAGGCATTGACCAAACAGGTGCTTTAGTTTCTACAGGTTTAACTGTAGGTTTTACTTCTGGTATATCTAAATGTTTAACAAGAGGTCCAAATTGTGGACTAGCCCTTAGAGAAGCTATCGCACCTCTATAACCTCCAAAAATATAGTTAAGAGTAGCTCCAAGAACTGGTTGGCTCTTTAACGCAATATAAGAATTTTCATCAAGAATTTTACCTTCTTTTATAAAAAAGTCTGTTAATTGCTTTAGAGCTTTTCTAGTTTTTACTTTATTCGCCATCTTCGTTTTCCTCAACGGGTCGACCACCTACATTGGCGTCGACTGCGGATCCTGCTATATTTGCAGGAACTCTGATTTCTTCAGTACCTTCTATAACTGGGAAGCCTAGTTTATCTCTAGCCTCCGCAGGAGTGATAATACCACCATTTACTAATGAAGTATAATATGCGGAAGCATCACTTAGCTCAGGCTGTAAAGCCGGAATGTCGCTAAGGTCTTCAACACACTCGAAACCATAAAATCGAGTCATTGCAAAATTGATTTTTCGAACAATAGGAAGTATAGTCTCAAGATAATATAATCGCATATTTGGGCGAATATTGGCATTATTTCCAGAGTCCAAAAGAATTGGAGGGATTCCGAGTGCCTTCAAAATTACTTTTTCATTGTCGGCTATGCTTTGTTGAAAATCCAAATCTTTAAAATTTACATTTGAAATACTATCTACTGATATACCACCGTCTAAAATTAGGGGGCGCCTTCCGCCAGCATCTGGGCTATAGCGTTGCTGCCAGGATAAGATCATACGTTCTTTAATTTTATCAGAAAGGGTATTCTCTGTCTTAAGTACAAGACCAGGAACTGCACCATTCTTAAAGAAGTTATCTTGAAACTTACGCATAGACGAAATAAGATTCATCGTGCGCGCTGCAGGGCTTAGTCGAGGAACGCCTCTATAAATAGAGTGGAAAGAGTTCTCTTTAATATGGATGATCTCCTCAGTAGTAAAATCAACATCATTTAAAGAGTAGTGAGATATATAAGTCTTATCGTCTGCATGTACAGTAACTTTTTCTGCAGGTAGATGGTACATATGAGCACCATCAAAATAAATAAAGATATTGCCATCAATAATGAAATCTGTAATTAAGTTTCGACGGAAACTGTTAATATCCTGATAAGGGTTTGGTTCGCGGTTAAGTAGTGTCTCTACCTTAACTCTTTTGATACCTTTGATAACACCTTTAGTCTTAGTCTCAGGCTTAACAAGAGTAGCAATACCAGCACAGTCATCAACTATCATATTTACACCACGATTGACTATTTCTAGTTCTTCGTATGCACGCGTATAGCTAAGAGTGAGTTCTCTGGAAGACTCTTTTTGTCCAACGTCAAATTGCTGGGCTGGATTCAACTTTTCGGTTCTACCTAATATGTTACTATACCAAGCCATGTTTTTCCCTTTGAATCTGTACCCATCGCATCTGCTTCTTTGCAGTACCTAACGAAGGATCTTTACCGTAAATTGAATGGAGCTTTAAGTGATGAGTATGACATATAGTAGTTGTATGGTCATACAGCTCAGCATGGTGCTCTTCTATAAAGTCATCTCTGAGTGCTTGTATATACTCAGGATTATGTTTGTTGGTACTAAGCCACTGGTTTAGTAAAGGTGTTAAACTATAAAAATGGTGAAAGTCTAACTGCTCTGTCTCGCCACAAATCTCACAAGCCGAACCTTTTTTATACTTGGACTTTGCCTTGTCTCGGACATACTTTACAACATCTCGTTTTAGCCTGGGCATCTTGGTTCCTGATTTTTCATTAAAAGAATTATATCTAGTTTAACTTGGCTTGTCAAACACTATTTTTGCCCAGGTATCGCTAGAAGGATATATTCGCAGTTTGAAACGAGTATAGCGCGTAACGAATTGCATCAGCCATGTGTGAAGCCATATCATGCTTCGGTTTTTCCCTTAATAGATTGGGATTGGGGTCCCACTGATAAGAGTCTAGGCATGCTAAAGAGTGTTTACATTGTTGATCGACAAACAGAAAGCCGTTATCTACGATAGCTGCGACATGTCCGATTCCATCTAGTACGGACTTTTTTGCATTAATAGTAGTAATGTCATAGTTTTGTGCAAGGTCAAACCGGGTTTGTTGTGCTGCGGAGTCAATGTAAATATAGTCTACATTCCACCTATCTATGAGTTTCTGTATTTCGACTGCGTGTTGTTCTGTCGTTCTCTCTGCATTAAGATATTCATCTACTAAGTAGTATTGTTGGGTATCCCAATCATACGCTATTATACATAATGCGGTGGGGTCTTTGAAACCTACGTCCAACCCCGCGAACACGTCCATCGTTTTAGTATCAAACTGAGATAAGTCTTTAACGTTCTTTTCAAAGTCAAAACTCCATATCTGTCCTGCATAAGTATTAAAATCAGCTTCATACTCTTGTTTGAACTCTGCTTCCGACATAGACTTACGCGCCTCTAATATATCTGTTTCAGACATACGAGGGTTATCCCTATAAGTTGCTCTGATAGAGGCCCATTCGGGAAACTCATCGGAGAAACCTCTGTAGAAAAACTCGGAAAACCAGTTGTTGCGACCCCGTGGCGTGGAAATGAATAACGCTTTTGAATTTGGTTTATCTAGTGTGGGTCTTAGTGCTACATTGAAAGCATCTTTGCCATCTGCTAGTGCGGCTTCATCAAATATAATAAGATCGTAAGAGCGACCAACACAAGAGTCAACTTGGTTTACAGAACCCATTCTTACCGTAGAGCCGTTGGATATTTCTATGACTTTATCTTTTGCATTGTCCTTAGTTACTTCTAGATCAAAGTGCTTAATTAACGTTCTTTGTAAATCGAAAGAGATTTGAGAAAGAGCATAGTTAGGGGACATAATCAGAATGTTAGAGCCTGGTACTAAGGATACCAGTTGTCCAATAATATTAGCGATATAAGTCTTTCCCTGTCG